ACGTTTCTAATTATTATAATCCATATCAACAACAAGTCATGGACGAACTTGCAAAACAAGGTGCTCGTAACTTACAAGAAAACTTATTGCCAGCAGTCAGCGATGCTTTTATCAGGGCAGGCCAATTTGGGTCAAGTCGTATGGGTGATTTTGGAGCTAGAGCGTTGAGAGACACGCAAGAAGCAGTTTTAGCTCAACAAGCAGAATTAGCTAACACGGGTTATGCTCAGGCAATGGCAAATCGAGCAGCGGATTTGAATAGACAAGCTAACCTCGGTCAAACGGTAGCAGGCATACAACAAGCTGACATAGCACGGCAAATGGGTGCCTTGTCCGATTTGGCTAATCTTGGAGCACAACGTCAAGCACTGGGATACACCGATACAGCAGCACTTGAGGCAGCAGGGGCTGGTCAACAACAACAATTACAACGAGAACTTACAGCAGCTGAAAAACAATTTTTGGATGAACAAAATTACGCACGAGAGCAAGCTGATTTTCTATCAAGTCAAATTAGGGGATTAGCTCCGGTTGCACCGAAACGAACAACATCTCAAGGGCAATCAACGGGGCAAACTTATTCGCCATCACCATTGTCACAGATAGCGGCTGGTTTGGCTACTTACAAAGGTCTACAAAATTTAGCAGGCAATTGATCGTAAGGAATAAATAATGGGCTTCGAACTAAACAAATTGATGAGACAGTATGGTTTGGCTACACCTACAATGCTTTCCTATGAGGGTGAACGTGGTCCAGATGTCGAAGTAATAGACGAAGAAACCGGAGAGGTAACAACCACACCGGGAGAAATAACTTTTGACCCTGCCAAGCAACGCGCATTTGATCAATATCAAGCACAATATCAATCAAGATTACGCAACGCACCTATGTATGCTGGGTCACAATTCCAAACACAAACGACACCTCAGCCAATGAGTTATATGCAGATGTATCAACAATACCTTGGCAGAGATCCAACAGATCAAGAACGCACCGAAGCCATCGGACTCGATGCAAAGATTACTGAGGATAATCCACTCAGCCTCGCTCAACGTCAACAATTTCTCAGACGATTTGAGGATGAGTTTAAAAATTTAGGAATCAGAAATACGGGTAATCAGGCGGTCATGGATACAATAGGAAATTACTACGGTAATATCTTACGCAATCCAGACTACTCGCCCACACCCATTGATCGATCCTTACCTTTTGCAGAGCGATTCCCAAATAGACCTAACCCTAATCCACCGTATACTGGACCTATAACTACGACAGAAGATGCGTACACTAATCCAGTAGACGCACAAGGTAATATTTCGCAAACCTTTCAGGATTTTGCAAATCAGCAAGAGCAAGTTCTCGCGAATATAGCAAACCCGTTGCCAGATGACAGTATAAATACTTTAGAACAGGCAAGAACTGTAGATCCATTTGCTGAGAGCAGTATTGCTAATGTACCCGCATATGGTGCTTACCTTGCCAAAAATCTGGATGTTTTTGATAACATCATGGCAAGACCAGAATATCAAGCGTTACCAAAAGGTCCGGGAGCAACACCGGAACAGATAGCGGCGGTAGATAATTTTGTAGCCCAAGCAGCTAAGGATCATTTCGTAAACTTCGGATTCCAAGAGGGAAGACAGTTCTACAAAACAGGTGGTCCAGTTAAAGGTTATCAACTTGGTGGACAACCTATCGATCCATATGCGGCCGTAGAGACAGTTAACGTAGATACACAAATTGACCCTTATGGTGTGGTAGATCCATTAGGTTTAAACGTAATGATTGAGGAACAGACGGGTCTGACAGAGGGTGATGGTCCTTCGGTTACTGCTCCACAAATGCAAGACAATACGAATGCTTTGGAAAATCTTCTCGTTGAAATGACAACCAAGCAAGTAAATCCGTATAAAGGAATAATGGATAATTTAACTGGAAAAATTGGTGAAGCGCAGACAGTTTACGATCAACAATTAGAGCAATTGCTTGCAAATACGAGAAAAGGTCCAGACAAAGCTGAACTGTATTTTAATCTTGCTGCTGCATTAAGTGCTCCTACAAAAACTGGAACATTTGGCGAATCCCTTGGACTTGCGGCAAAACAATTTGGAAAATTTGCTGCGGACTCACGCAAAATGAAGCAAAGTGCTGATGCGGCTGTACTTAAAAAAGCCGAGGCAAAGTTAAAAAGTCTACAGTCTCGTTTCAATAAAATAGAAGATAAAGCCTCAGAAGAGGCAATAAGAAATCAAGAACAACAATTTAAAATAATAAAAACTCTGGGAGATTTTGGATACAAAGGAGAAGAATTAAAATTAAAAGCTGAAAATATACAAATTAAAAAAGAACAAATGAGACTTGATAAGCTCAAACCAAAGAGTAAATTTGGAAAAATTGCATCTGATAAAGGGTTGATACCGGGTACACAAGCATACTTGCTTGATATTGAGAAACAACAACGACTTGAAGCTGAACAAAATAACGAGATGCCAAGTTGGTTAGGTAAAAGTTTGGAAGAAAAAGTTGCTGCGGGGAATGTTGCTCGTTACAGCTTGGGGCAATTGAGAGAAGCGTTGCGACTCAACGAAAATGCGTATGCCAACGATTTATTTGGTCTCACAATAAGTGAATTGAAATCATTGTTTGGTTCTGATTCAGTAAAAGTTACGAACACAAGAGTGCTGAGAAATATTTTAAGTTCGGAAGCTCTACAAAAACTGAAAGCTACTTTTGGTGGTCAAATATCTGATGGAGAACGTCAAGCATTGGCAGATTTGAGTGGTGTTACTGCTAGAAGCAAAGAGGAAAGAAAACGAATTATTAACAAGGCCATAGAAGTTTTAGATCGATTATCACACAATAGTCAAAAAGAAATTGAGTGGTTTGGTTCACCTGAAAGATTTAGAGCACCGTTTGAGGGTTATGCTCAGTATCAATTAGAAAATTTCCGTTTTGCAGACGATGACGTTAGGCGGCCACGATGAGCGATGAATCTAATTACTACGGAAACTTAGCGCGAGCGGGTGCAGAGGGCTTGCTCATGGGCTTTGGCGGCGAGGCCGAAGCCTATCTAAAGTCTAAGATTTTGGGTACGACTTATGAAGAAGAATTAGATAAAATCGAAAAAAGCTACGGCAAGTTTAAACGCGATAACAAAGCAGTCGCATTCGGAACTGAAGTAGCGGCTGGCATATTACCCACACTTGCGGCTCTTTTAGCACCTGTTCCCGGTTCACGAGTTGGGGCAGCGGCTAACATTGGTCGCATGGGTCAAGCCTTAAAAGGATTTTTGAGACCACAAAGAGTGGTTGGAGACATGGGTAGGCAAGCGACAAGGCGCATTCCCAGACGGGCTAGGAGACTTGTTGACAACCGTCTTACACGGGCCACTGGTACCGGAGCCACTACGGGTGCCATATCCGGTTATGGGTCGGCTGAAAAAGACCAATATGGTAGACGCGATAGGGCTGGTGCAGCTAGAGAGGGAGCATTAATTGGAGCTTTCCTAAATCCTGCATTGCAAGAAATTGGCGGTGGTGGATTAGCGTTAGCACGAAATCTACGAAATCGATTTAGAAATCCTACATCAGATGCCGTCACTAGAGAAGCTGTCGAAGTTATACAAAATCGTTTAGGTCCAGATGTAGATATTAGCGAAGCCTTGGAAACAGTAACTCAACAACGTGGGATAGGAGTCCCTACTACACTGGCTACTGTAAGCGATGATCTAGGAAGATTGGCAACATCGACAGCCCAACAAAGTCCAGATGCAGCCCGAACCTTTTCTGCCAAACTGCCAACAGAAAGCACTTCAAGAGATCGGGTTAGGGATCAGCTGCAAACAAGATTGACGGACAAAAATTTTGCTGATTTCAAAGAAGAAATTTTAGAGGCTAGAAAAACGAGAGCAAACGAATTATACGAAGTTGCAAGGCGAAGCAGTGTTGTTATTGATGATAAAGATATTTTAGATTTTATAAATTCGCCTAGATTAAAAAAATATATTTCGGCAGCAGGTGAAAGACAATCAGGTGCATCACAACGAGCCAAATTAAGTGGTGACGAAGATATTGGGATAAACATACAGGTTGATTCAAGTGGAAATGTCACTGGTCTCGATTTAAATGCAATAGAACAAATAAAAAGAGCAATGGACGGAGATATTAACGCTTTGATGAAAAGCGGTGACCCGTCAGAATTAATCAAAGATAAAAATGCGTTGCTGAGTGCTGTAGAAAACTTAGATCCAAAGAAATACGGAGAAGGGGTTGAAGCATTTGCTTTAGCGAGAAAAACTTTTAAAGGTGATTCCGAGATAGCCGATGCTGTAGACCTTGGATCAGAATTTATGAATGCTAATAAATCAGCGGCAGAGTTTAAAAAAGTATTGAGTGATATGACAGAGGGTGAGCGAGATGCTTTTATGGTAGGCGCGATGAAAGTGTTGACGAAGCCATTGGATACATCCACAAGTCAAACTAAAAACTATGCAGAATTTATCAATAGCCCCAATGTTCAAGAAAAATTAGAGGCGATGTTACCAGATGTTGATGATGGGGGCTTTACTCTATTGAAAAATGCTCTCATTGCAGAAAACGAATTTTTCAAACGAGCTTCCTCAATACTGAGAAGTAGTAGAAGCAGTCAAGCAAAAGAGTCTGGTAACCTATTAAGACAAGGAGCTACTGAAATAGTTCTCGATAATATGTCAGGTGGACTATCAAAATTAGGGCTACTTAGACCTGTCATAAATTTAATAAGCGATGTCAAAACTCCTGATTCTGTAAAGGAAAGAATTGCAGAACTGCTCGTTGGAACTCCGGAAGAGGTTGCTACCGCAGTTAAATCAATTGAAAAGTTAACTAGCAAAGCTCCAAGCACGGGCAAATTGAGACAAGAATTTCGTGAGGAAGTTGTTGGTGGTGCAACACGACTTGTTGAATCAGAAAGTGATGACACATATTAGGAGAATAAAATGATAGGTAAATGGTTTGATAAGTTGCAAAAGTTTATTGGAGAGCAAAATTTCATTACGCAAATTGGCATAATTCTCTTAATAACTTTTTTTGTCGTAGCAATTCTTATGGCGTTAGGAACCTAAACAATGCTAACACTGCTCGGTAGCTTAATTGGATTTGGATCGAGCTTTCTTCCCAAGATACTTTCGTTCATCGAGACACGGGAACAGAATAAGCAAGAGATTCGGCTGATGGAAAAGCAAGCCGAACTAACACGCATCACGGCTGAGTTTGAACGTGACAAGGCTCAGGTGCAAGCTCTATCGGCTGAGACAGTGGCCCTATATCAGGCCGATGTGGCTGAGGCTGCGTCATTAGAAAAAGGATCGTGGATATCTGCATACCGAGCTAGTGTCAGACCAAGCATTGCATATATCTTTTTGTTGTTTTACATATCGGTCAAAATGTTTGCTCTCTATGGCATGATTCAGTTTGAAGGAATGATGATTAAGGATGCATTACCATTGATTTGGTCAAATGAAGTAGATAGCCCAACCTTGGCTGCTATCATAAGTTTCTATTTTGGCAGTAGAGCATTCAGTAGGAAATAGCTATGGAAGGTATAAGCATAACAGAATGGATCAACGTTTTCCTCGGTGCATTTGCAGTGCTTGGTGGTATCGTATACGCTCTGGTAAGAAATCACGTTTTATTAGCAGAGGCTCAAAAGAAGATAGAGGTTCTATTTGAGTTAGTGAACTCGCTTCGTGATCGTATTAACAACGGAAGGGATAAGTAATGGCTCCAAGAAAAAAAAGCACCGTGAATAAATCAGGCAACTACACGAAACCCGGACTGAGAAAAAAGATATTTGAGTCAGTCAAGGCTGGTAGCAAAGGTGGAAGGCCCGGTCAATGGAGCGCCCGCAAGGCTCAAATGGTCGCAAAGAAATATAAAGAAGCAGGTGGGGGTTATAAGTCCTAATGGCTAAAACCGCTAGACAAAAAAGTCTGACCGATTGGGGTAAACAGAAATGGCGTACCAAATCAGGTAAACCATCTACACAAGGGCCGAAGGCCACTGGTGAACGTTACCTACCGGAGAAAGCTATAAAGCGTCTGAGTAGCCAAGAATACGCGGCTACGACTGCTGCCAAACGTAAAGCAACTAAAGCTGGTAAACAGTTTTCTAAGCAACCGACTAAAATCGCAAGCAAAACTAGAAAATATAGAAAGACCAGAGCATGAATGCTATCAAGTTTGAAAAAGACATGGACCGTGACGGTGACGGTATTATCAGTGCGGAAGAGGTTCAAGTCGCTACTGCTTATGAAAAGGCTACCATACAAAGTCGCATAACGATTGCCAGCTTTATAGTAATTGTTATTCTAACAGCTTTGTTATTATCCGGTTTAATCCCAGACAGCCGCATTACAGCGTTATCAGGATTGATTTCAACCCTGTTTGTGGCGCTGGCTGGCATAATTGGAGCATTCTTCGGTATGCAAGCATGGATGTCCAGAAAGTAACCAAGACATCTGACCGTGGCATCGATCTCATAAAGGCTTTCGAGGGCTACAGGGCAAAAAGCTACCAGTGCAGCGCCTCAGTATGGACCATAGGTTGGGGTAGTACACGCCTAGCTGATGGTAGTAGGGTTACTCAAAATACCCCTGAGATGTCCGAGGATGAGGCAGAACGCCTGTTAAGGCAACAATTGGTATCATATGAGCGTGCAGTGCTAACGCTCGTTCCCTGTAAGCTAACGCAAAACCAGTTCGATAGTCTGGTTAGTTTTGCCTATAACCTTGGTAGTGGGTCTCTCCGTGCAAGTACACTCCGTAAAAAAGTTCTCCGGGGTGACCCTACGGCACCTGACGAATTTCCACGGTGGTCCTATGCCAGTGGTAAATTTATCCGTGGTTTACACCGTAGACGCATGGCAGAAAGAAAATTGTTTTTGTCTAGTTAACAGCATTGTCTTTTGGATAACTATCCAAAACTTCATACCTCAACGCTTTTCTAAAATTTTTTTTCTCGCGTTTGCTTCCTAGAAAGTAAATGTATCGATGTTTTTGAGATCGCTCTACAACCTCATATTTTTCTGGGTCAGCTATTCGTTCCTCTAACGTGCTCTGTGACACGATAGTCTTTGAGTGCAAATTAGAGCCACGGACAACCCATTCAGTTCTTTTAGCACTTATACCTGTGTAAACAAAATTGAGTGCCTGATAGATCACTCCTGTATGGTCCTGAGCCGTGTCAGCGTATGAAACAACTACCTTGGGTCTAGGCAATAGTTTGAGAGCACGACTGACCAGAAAAGATGCTTCGTTTTTCAAATTGTCACGGAGCACAAGTCGGTTAAGTTCAATGACGTTTTCTTTGTGCTCAACGCCACAGACTCCCTCACACAACGAGGGTGATGGTGGTGTACCAAAAGAAACGATCCCCACAAGTGGCCCGATACGGAACAAGTCGTGAGGATTGTCACCCTTTCTGAATAATCCAAATGCCCAACTTATCGAGGGTACTCGCCTCGCATAGTGAATATCCAATATGAAAGGCAAGCAATCTTGATAATTGATAGGCTCGACGTTATATTCGCTCTCCATTTTCGCCTACTCGAACTCCGTTTCCCATAACCACCTAGCCATCAACAAGGACTCGGCTCGGTCTGCGTGCTTTTTTAAATTAATTGGAGCATCAGGAAACAAGGTCAGGGCAACTGCTCTGGCCTGTTCTTTATCTGCCGATAACCCAAAATGTTTTTTCCACACTTGGGGCATTACATAACGCAACTCGAATCGGCAACTAGCCACGCAAGCACGAGCAGTGCCGAAAGAATCACCCAAGCTAAATACGCTTGAAACTCCCTGACCCGGATGGGCGTTAACTCGTTCAATAGCGCACGAAATAAAATCTTCAGGTTCACCTTCCTTACGACTATTTTGTCGTAGTAAGTTGATCGTAGCTGACACATCAACTTCCCATTTGACCTTACCACCACCTTTATTCATCACTGGCATATCGTGTACGGATTTAAACTGTCCATTATCTAGGATTCCAATGGCCCCTCTTAGACCCGGATCTATGCCAATCGTAATCATAACGCTGTATAATCCTCGCAACCAACGAGTTGATTCTGTGGGGTCAAAGTCGCATCATGCAAAGTGCAATGCCATTCCCCATTATGACTTGGTATAGAATTTTGGCAAGTTCTACAATGCACCAGTGGTTTTTCTTCTTTGATACAGACGCTACGCATATCGCACCATTTACACTGAAATGCACTTCCATCATCACTGATGCCTGTCGGTCTCATATGGGCGTTTAACAGCGATGTAATGCGTTTCTGTAAGTTCTTTTGATCTCTTGCACTTGGTTTAATACGCTCAACATAAAATTGTTCGTCATCTTTACACACTGCAACGTAAAGACCACGTTGAAAATTTCCCAACGCCATACTGATTTGAACTTGAGCATAGTGCTCCGGTTTTGATTCTTTAACACCGTGACGTTGCAAAGCACTGAAACTCTTTTTGTTATGAGTTTTAACTTCGAGCAAATGAGCCTCAGAACTACGAGGCACGTTACGCACAACGCCATCAGCCCGACAGACAAAATGACCCGTTGAGTCTGTAAATTCAAACTGACTGCCATATTCATCGACTGCCCAGACCTCTAAGCCAGAGTTATGCAGATCTTTTATTATACGATCTTCCTGTATGTATCCGGTTTCAAACAGACGGAGTATGCGTCCGTCCAATTGTTTTTTGGCAAAGTTACGCCATTGAAAATATATCTTTCGAATACAGTCGGTGCCAATGCTCGATGCACCTAATCGAGTAAAATACAGTGGCTGATTTTTTTGATAGGACTGATAAATATTTTTGATAATTTGTTTTTCTACTGATGGTGGTATAGCAACCATAACTCAATCCAGAAAGATGCCCGTGGCTTTCACCACGGGCGTTTGTTTAATCAATTTTCCACTTACTACCACCGTTAGTTTCTTTCTTTGGTGGTTCAGACTTCGCTTCTGGAGCCTTTGCTTTTTTTCTTTCAAATAGAAATGACGCAATCTTATTGCTATCTTTAAAACCGTTTTTGCCTTTTTCAATGACGACATTAGCTTGAAACGGTCTTTCTAACAGATCATCTGTGTCATCTGCTTCCGGTTTACCGCACGCTGTAGCCCACGCAACTAATTGTTGATGACCGATGCGCTCGGCTGCTTCTGATGCATTCTTGGTGTTAAATTGAAACCAGATTTTGCGTCCTTCATACGAACCGGATGCTACATCAAAGGTAACCTTAATCATTTCCCCACCAGTGCTTGTTGGAAGCTCTTCGGCATATGTAGCCCTAAGAGTGTATTCACCTTTAGGTAACAATTCAAAGCTCCTTGGTTCTTCAGGTCCAACTTCACTTGGGTTAAATCCAAATTTAGGCATAACTATCTCCTTAGCTAAATACTGGGATGACTTCAGATAAATTGTCAAAATTCATTTCGATCTTATCAGGACAATCAAAACGATTTTTGGCGGCGAAAGCTGGGTTAGGTTGGAAGTGTAAGAAACGATCACCACTCGATACCCCACGGTTTTTCGTTGTGTTGAACCCAGTATCCGACTTGCGTATTACAACGTCGAATGCTGCAAAGCACAAAGCATCAACCCACTCTTGTAAGAGAGAGTTACAATACTTTGGCAACTTAGGTTCATATTTATCAAACGGTTCCGTGCGAGGATCTTCGAATTTTATTACCGCACTGTGAGCTATTAACACAACATTCATCCCACGGTGCTCCCGAAGATAATCAAGACCCTGAAGCATCTCACGAAATTCCTCACACACTTTGACCTTATCCCTACCGTATGACAACTCCTTTGCGTCATAAGTATCTTCAACGGATTTAACGATCAAAGGCTCGACAAGCCAATCAACGGAGTCGATCACACACGTTTTGAAATTATGCTCTCCAGACAATAAAGTCTGAATGTTTTCAGCAACCGTTGTTGCAGACTCCGCACGTTCAAATGAAACAACGTCCAGTGTGTCTAGACCATCCTCAGTGCTTATGAAGATTGGATCTGGGAAGTGACTAGCCAATGTTGACTTTCCAATCCCGTGATCTCCATAAATACAAATGCGAGGCGGTTTTTTTTGTTTACCTCGCCTTAATTGACTTTCAAAGTCAGCCTTCTTTTTTGACATTTTTTTCTCCTTTATGAAATAAGCGGTTGTCAATCCGCATCTGCAAAATCCCATGCTACCTCGTGATACTCTTGTTTGATCCGGTTCCAACTGAGCATCCGTACCACTGGGGAATACTCGGATGCCACTTTGGTTACCATCCCGCAAATGGCGGGATCACCGAGTAGCAGTAAAAAATCATCCTCACAAAAATCCCTCAATTGCGTATGAGCAACGCCTGTCAGGTAATCAGTGTCGTATGGTCGATGTATATGGTTTGGGTATAAAACGTGTAGTTCCCCGTGTCGTTTGGCATCCGACATATCTTTATTATTGTGAGCTTGGACAATATAAACTTTAGCCATTTCTAACTCCAAAATTTGCCATGAAAATTTCTGTCACATCAAGAAAGTGCTCGGCACCAATGTTATGTGCTATGTCGATGCATTCGTTGATGTACCACTGTGTATCCAAATCGTCAGGCTTTTCTGACCAATCACTCGGAACAACGTGCATACAGGCTTGTGCTCCGTCTGACTTTGGAACTTTGTTATTATTTTTTGCGTACAGAATCGGGTCTGTCGTTTTGCTTGACTGATACCATCGGACAACCTTGCCAAGATATTTACCGCCTTGTACCCCACCTCCAGCTACGTTTCTAGCAGTGATGAACATATCAAATGAAGCCCTTTCGATGGTTCGCTCAAAGCTCGTGCCACGGGCAAGCCACTGGCCTACGGCATACGCACACACTGGGGCAGTGGGATTTTTTCGCAATGACACTGGAGCGTAAATACCTTTGGCCTTAACTGTTTTGTCTTTTTTGACTGCGATGTAGTTGTTGACATCCTTAAACGCAATTTTTTCGTAGAGTGTATATTCGAAAGTAAAACCGCTTAACTCTTCGAATTGTTGCACACACCACCGGACACTTTGTTCATTGTAGTCTGCAACACGGATAACAATGCCGTCAGTGTTTGCAGATAACACGGTGGCACCTTCGCGCTCCAACATTTCAATTAGCATCAACAAAGTGAATTGCCCTGTCATTGTGACAGCCAACATAAGGTCGGGAGCATACAGGATGCTATGAGGACTAGCTAACTTACCGAAGGTGCCATTCAAACTAATTTTTAAAGTGTCTGCCGTCACCTTGTCGCCCTTACTTTTTGCTTGGATACGTTCATCATAGATACGACGATACTCGTTTATGAAACGATCCCCGATGTGCGATGGCGATAGATTTCCGTTAAGAATAATTGTTGGATAAAAACTAGCAGCATCGATCTCGTAGATTAATTCGTCGCGTGCAACGTGAGTGACCCGTTTGTCATGCGTCGAATGCAATCCCCCGATGCCTAACTTATAACTCCCCGTCCGTGTATAGACCTCTAACTTATCTAAACTGTCAGGCATTTTAATATGACCGGATTTTTTATCGACATAAAATTTCATATCGGCAATATCTTCTAAAACAGATTGGGTACCTGCAAAATCCATTTTAAGATAGTCAGGTGGATCGTAGGTGATCGAGTTCGGGATTGGCACTTCATAAGATTTCAACTTCAACGTTTTTTTAAATGCTTGTTCAGCCATCTGACTATCTGACTTGCTTCGGAGGTCGATGCCATATTGCTTCGACATTTGCAGTCGAAGTTCTAGCTCCGGTTCAAGTCGCTTAAATAATTCGGTAGTCGTTGCAATGTCGTTCAGACAATACGACTCTAAAATATTTTGTTGATCATCGTCTAAATCTGCATTGGGATCATAGGGTAGATCTTGAAGCATCGGCATATTCATTCGTGCTCCGTAGGCTTTTAACCCAACAAAACTTGGTGCAACTTCGATCAAATCGATGTGATCGTTTAACATATCGTTTAATTTATATTCGGTTTTGATTTGAAACGAGGAAATACCTTCAACGATAATCGCGTCACTAATTCGTTTTATTGTCTCGGTGTCTAAACCTTTACACCAAGCAGAGACAATAACACTGTCGTAGTGATAGCTATTGAAACCTACAAATGTTTTGTCTTTGTCACCGACGAATACACGCAACCGAGTAGCTGACCCAGACTCACTATGCCAAATCGACTGCCGTTCATTTGTCTCGATACACTTGGCTAGGAACAACGCACAGTTAGGATAAACCTCAACATCAAATACCCAAGTACTCATGGCGTACACTCCGCGCCTAGCCGTTTGTAATCAGGCCACGCTCCTTGCTGAACCATGTAGCAATAATGTTTGAACTCCTTAAAATTGAAGTCCACATCCTCAGCGAAAAAATAGGAATGCACGGTTAGGTAAACGAGTACCAACACCAAAGCTATAAAGATTGTTCCATACATATTATTCATTATTAGTTCTCAGTTATCAAAGGTTCCCCAGAAGTTGCAGCTTCTGGGGAGATTTTTTGGAATAATCAGATGACCATCTTGTACCCCAGAACTCGTCGGACCAAGCTCTGGAGTACTGAGATGGAGACTAAAGATAGAAACAAATAATATTTTTTGTCAACACCTATTTTTCCCGATTTGACATCTACTCCGGAAAATGTTATACTGTGAAAATAACGATAACTTAAAACTGTAACGGAGACCCAATATGGGATTGATAAAAAAGTCCAAGAACGTCACCACTGCGGAACGCGACTTGGTGAAACGCCTTACCAAAAAATGTATCAAGGAAATCGTTAAAGCCAAGTGGGAAATCACTGGGCCAAATTCCAAGCGTCTTACTATGGCTGATGTTTGGGATAAACTGTATCTCAAAATCAAGTGTAAGGGTCAGCGATCTTATGGTGGTAAAAACTATGTGTGCATCGATATCAGTGAGTTTCGAAAAGGGCATACATTTTTCACTGAGTACGCTCGAATTAAGAACGATCCCATTATTGGAGCAATGGAGTTTGAGACTTCAGAGGATGCTCTCTTAGCGTTGATAGCTCATGAGGTGGCTCATATGATCCATTACAATTATTTTATTTACACACCGTGGTTGCGTGATGGTGACAACACACCTCACGGTCAGAGTTGGCAAAAGATCTACCGGATTTTGCGAAGAGAATTGGTCAACACAAACAAAGCGAGGTTAGCGGCATGAGAATGTACAGGGTAATTGAAAACAAAATGCGGAGTGGGTTTGACATGGCAAACGACACCCGTTGGTTTGATACGGTTGCTGAGGCACGGGCTGAGGCGTTGGAGTTGGGGATGCCTCTCGACTCCATCGTGCAAGAGTTGATGATCGGCACAAAGGGTGATCTCATCCAGACCGTCAAAAATTTTCTGAATGGTGACTACACCATCGACGGTTGCATCCGGACTGTCAGAAGTCTGGGATCGAATCGCCAAGTCGCTGAATTAAAAGTTGTAAATTTGTTTGACTCTACTCCGGAGTAGTGGTACGATTAGGAATAACTTAAAACGGAGAACGAATATGAAATTTAAAATGCCAAAACTTCCTTTTGAAAATAAACCACCCAAAAATTTAAAAGGCGCAACTTTTATGGCGGTATATTTAAAAGACGAACTGCCACGTATCGGTTGCGGTCATCGCAATATATGGGCCAGAAGCGGAAGGAAGTGGACCCACGTTTGCGACATAATGGGTAACAGACACAAGTTGCTAAATGCACAATTCAATCAAATTAAGAGGGTTGCGAGATGACATTCGAAAAACCAACAAATGATTACGAGGCTTTTGTTCTTGCATTAGAACTTAGCGCCTCAGCACCAACCGAAGAAAAACGAAAACAGTGTATAGAAATGGCAGATGGTTTCGCTTCGAAAATTTGCGACCTAGAGTATTCTACTGGAAGACGGGAAGCACTTGTAAAATGGCACGAGAAAA